CTGTCCACCTGGGAGTGTTGTGATTTCTGTTCCACGACCACCTTCTCTTCTAGGTAACCAGAAGTCTTCGAGCATGGACATGTATTTTTTATCGTCTCTTGCTTCACCTGTGTTTGAATCATATACTAATTTATTTCTGTAACGAGACATTACATCTCTTAAATATTGTTCCGCTTTAATCTTAGGAAGGTTACCCACATCAATGTAGAATATCCTTCTTTCTGGAGCACGAGATAGTCTGTATATAACAAGACTATCCTCAATCATGCGGAGTTGATTAATCGACTTAATCGCTTTTTGGAGATACGATAAGACCGTACCCTTATTCCTATCGACAAGACCAGAAGTGCAATATGTAATCGAATCTTTTGCAAGTTTAACCCCCGTCATATGTGGAGCACTACCCTGTATCATATTAGTAGGATACCTAGGTGTTGGAGTATACATGAAATACTCATCAATCTTAGGGAATACTACCTTATCATTTTCATGTGCATTACTAGTAGCATTGAATAGATCCGATCTTTCTTTATTCTGCTTCTGTTCCTTACGCACATAGCGCATCTTCATAGGATCGATATACCTTAATTCTTGTATACCGTCCTGAGGTTTTTTAATGTCTATGACCTTATTATAATAGACTCTACCATCTACATACCAATTCCTAAAAATCTCATGTGCCTTGGTATCAAAATCTAATAGATCTTTTATATGTTTAAACTCATCTCTAATCTTGTCCTTAATACCATCAGAAGCATTAAGATTATCTAGATCTATTTCTACAGGAGAATCATTAGTATCAGCTACAATCGCTTCATTAACAATATCTTCTATAGCATTATCCACCTCAGGGTGGAGTGCTAGTTCCCTATATTTTTTTATTGATTGATGTTCGTCTTTATAGATCCCCTCAAGGTCTATAACCTGACTAGAAAATCCACTCTGGATATAATAATCAACCCCATCCTCGCCTGTTTGCGGAATGGGGGATACTACACCCTTAGGGGTATCGTCTTTATCCTCAATTGAAAAACCAAAAAGTTTTGTCATTAATATAAAAAGTGCCTGATCTTATCTATTTATCAGCTCACATTACCGCCATTTCCAGCAGCTTCCCACCACTGAACTTGGAGTGTAACTGTAAACTCTTCAACAGAGTCAGAAGAATCGTATGAAAGATCGATAGCAGAAACATTTGTTGGGAATATACTATAGAACTTATAAGTTCTAAGAACTGGCATATTCTGATCAGATTTTTGAGATGCTGCATCTACTGCAGATCTACCTAACTGATAAACAAATGCATCTCTGGTATAATCCTCAGGATTAATGTTACCAGACATATCAGATACTTTTGCCATTGAGTTCATCCATCTCTCGAATGAACCCCTTATAGCAAAGTCAGTGTCGTTGATGACAGTAATCTGCCATTCATCGAATGTTCTGTCTCCTGCAATTTTCAGTTGCCTTCCTCTAAACGGAACGCTTATGGGAGCGATGTTGGATGCTGGTAGTGAAGCAGACTTGACAAGGAACCTAGATTTAGGATCGATGTCACTGACTGTTGAATCTACTACGCCATCGGGGAATGCAAGAACCACCTCGAACAGATTAGGTCTTGCAATACCACCCGTCAACCTCGACTTAAACTTGTCGATGGTCCTTTCCGAGGTCTTCGGTGGGTTTTGGGAATTGATTGCCATTGGTCTTGTTACCTATGTTGAGTTAATAAATTAGACCTTACCAATAACCTCGTCGAATGAAACACCTGTGCGTGTAGCAACAAATGTTAGACCGATGAAGTTAATAGATCTTGCTGGTTTAATGTAGATATCAGCAACAAACTCATTGCTATCTATAATAGCAGGAGTGTTGTTGGTCTCATCGCAGATAACGACGAAATCTTGAATACCACGCTTGGACTGTACATCACGAAGGAATGGTTCAACGATATTGATAAAGTTGATCCTTGTGATCTCATCGTTAAACTCAAAGAGTATGTCCTTAGCAGCAGCAGCGATTGCCTTCTCTAAGAAGATAAACAATCTACGCACATTGATACGATCAAAGGCTGAAGACCTACCTAATCCAGTCTTATCACCGAATAGTACAATACCTGCACCAGGAGAGAAGATAACTGGGTTAATTCTATTAGAGTACAACTTGTCTCTATGTACTTTGTTTGGTGCGTATGCTAACTTAACTGCGTTAAGAATTGCACCTCTAGCAGTTCCGCCTGGTGAGAACCAAGGGAAGTTATTAATGTCATTTCTAGCACATGTACCAGCGATATCTCCGTTCATTGGAACATAACGGAATTGCTGATTGAACCTGTCATACATGTACTTGTAACCACTATCTAAGATCGCATAGGAACTAGATGTGATTGGTGAGTAGTAACTAACAATGTTGTCAGTAACTGTATCAGTATTTAACTGAAGTGATTCACCATCTCCAGTAGCAGTCAAGAATGACCCTCTGTATGGTGATAGGAATGCAATAGCATCCTTTCTGAATTCAGCGATCTCGATTAACTTATTACCGAGTGCCTGTGTTTCATACTTACCGTGGTTAGAACAACCTTGTAATAAGAAATCAACATCAAATAGATCTGGATCTCTTAGATAATCATATGCTTCAGAAAGAGCACCGATATCTAGGTTTAAAGCATTTGATTCAGTTATAGTGGAAATACCATTGTAGTCTTTACCACCAGTGAATGATGCACTATAGTTACCTATAGCACTGAAGTTAACATTTTCAGTGTTTTGATCCCATCCACCGTCACCGAATTGATCCCAACCATCTGCACTGAATCCTGTAGTAGTGATACCAGCAGGAGCTCCACCAGCAAATAGGTTTGGTGAACCAACTTCAATAACCTTTCTCCAGTATGAAGATGAACCAGCAGAATACTGGGCATCTTTTGCCTTGGATAAATTAGTATGTTTCTCTAAGATAGATCCTGAGTTACCAGTGATAGTACCACTATCATCATAAGCAACAACATGAATCTCATCAAATCTAGAATTTCTAGTAGAAGCATAGGAACTAGTTCCTGGCTTGTCTGCTACATTATTCCACTTAATGACTGTTCCATTAGATAATGTAAATGTTTGCTGATTGAACCAATCTTTAGAATTGGTGTATGTACATACTCCAGTGTATGTACCATAAGCAAGTCCTCTCCAACTACCATATCTCCTCTGCTCATTGGTATGAATACCGATCTCTGCATTTACACCAGCAGGATCAGAGAACGCATAAGTTCCACCTTCCTGATAGTCAACAGCAGTTTCTGTTCCTGCACCAGATACATGAGAGATTAACTTAACTGAAATCTCGGACATACCGACTTCAGTAATTATTCCCTTAAAGTATCCATCAAGAACACTAGTAGATCCAGATCCAGCAATAACTGTATTAGCAGGAACTGTCTGTGTTACGGCATAACCAACTTTAAGATCTATAGGGGCAATAGGAACAGTTGTAGAACCATAACCCAATACATTAGTAGTAACAATACCAGTGAAAACTTGGTCTGCCTTACCATCAATGGCAGCGACCTTAATTCCATTTGACCAAGAACCAGGGTTCTTAGCAGCAAATGTTACACCTGCAAGAGTGTTCTCTGCGTATCCACTGTCAGTATAGTCGTCAAGACTTTTAATCTTTACACTTGCTGCAGTACCCACAAAACCATTTTTGAGTTCTTCGTCATCTGCACGAATCACTCTCATAACCCCACCGTAGGCAAGGAAAGATGAAGCAGTTAACCAATACTCGTAATGGTTATCTTTAGGATACGGTTTTCCAAAAGTATCCAGAAGATCTGCCTCTGTTTCAATAAGTTCTGGAGTCTCTACTGGTCCTTTCTCGAAAGGAGCAGCTAGTCCAGCAGTTTTTGTTGATGTTGCATCAACTCTACCATTGGTCAGGTCTACTTCCCTTACAACAATACCAGGAGATGCTAAGTTTAGGGGCATCTTTCTGTTCCTCTATAGAATCCAATTTGTCTATGATTATTTATTGTTTACGGGAGTTTAAACGGGGAAACAGTACATGAACTACCAGTCTGGATACAACCAATTACCATTATCTTTTTTTCTACTAGCACGAACTCTTGCAGATGTACATGACTTACATTCATAACTGTAGCTAGATGGTAAATGCGTACTTTTCTTATGAGTTATATAAAAACCATCTATTAAATTCTTGACACTACCACAGACTCTACATCTTCTTTCACTCAGTAATAACTCACCATGATCAAATTGTGACTCTAAGTCGAATTCCATTTCTTTAAGATCCAACTACTAGAATTTTGTTTATGTGTTCCACCAACCCCAAATGCAAACTGTACCCTAGGGTCTTTATCAAACTCATCAATCTCAGGTATATTATCCTGTGTCCTATCTCCACCATTAGCAAATAGAACATCATCAAATAATACTAGACTCTTTTTAATAAGATCTATAGAACTATTATTATCATCATTAAATGCTACAGCACTATCAACCATTCTCAATTCTCGAATGACTGCCATCCTTTCTTCTA